ACTGCTGCTGTTGGAAATCTACAAGGTGCTTCCCTGTTCTCGTAAGTAATGTCTCCGGCGAGAAGTTCTTCCACAGCCTTTGCCCAGACTTCGTGGACATAACCGCCCCTCTAACCTTGTCATAAAGATAGGGAACTACCCCTATTGCTTTGCCGAAAGCCTGATTTGCCAAGCGCGGAGCCTCAAACTCTTTAGCCATATTAGTGAAAGGAATCCTGAAGCCAATCTTGACAACTCTCTCACCGTCTACGAACTCCTGACCCATGGTCTTCCCAGTGTTCATCTCTCTAAAGGTCTTCCTCAGCTCTAGCTTAGTTTCCTTTGAGTGTTTTCCATTTATGATGAAGTCGTTGAAGGAAAGTCTTTTGTCTAATAGAGCCTCAATGTCATCGGCGTGTTTCACCACGTCCTCTAAATCATTCGAAGAGGTAATTATTTTATCTACAGCTTCAATGGACTTAACCCATCTTCGCTCAGTCTTCGCCATCTTCTGCAAGTTGCTGATGACCTTGCCACCACCAAATACAGCTTTCCTTGCTGCTCCGGCCAAGCCAAAGCTTAAGGCGTTTAGTGGATCAAGCAGTACGTCAGCAGCAAGTCCAACCATAAACCGGCCAACCTTCTGAGATGTATCCTCTGGGTTCTTAATGTAAAAGTTTACGAGATCTGAAGGAAGAATCTCGTCTCTCGAGAGAAGGTCTTTAGCGTCCTCTGTCGTCAGAAGGTCGAAGTTCTCGAGAAGATTTACGGTTGCTCTTGTTGCAGCCATCTGAGGGATGCCAAGATAATATCCTGCGGTATCAAGCCAGCCATGGTCGCGCTTAAAGTATTCACCTCTCGCTCTCATGGTGTTCATGGCCGAGGCAACAGTAACTTCTCCATCGCCAAGGTCTTTTCTCAACTGAGCAGACTCTCTTCCAGACAAGGCCTGCATAGCGTAGTGCTTGTCTGCCTCCTCCAGTGTTGCCCCGTCCTTAAGGGCAACGCCTGATTCCATCACCTGAGAGGCCTCTTCGAGAGTTACTCCCTCTGGGCGATCTAGATCTGCTTCGGACAATGAATTAGATTGTCCGTATAGCTGAGCCGCCTGCTCAAGACTTATACCCTTGTCCCTAATGGGCTCATCTAATTCAGGTATAATTTCTTCAGCAGGTGGATCTTCTAAGTCGGGTGTGTATTCCTCTTCGTCATTAAGAGCGTCTAAACCAGAAAGCGCAGGACCCCTGATAGCGTCTTCTGATCCTAAGTCATTTTCCTCAAAAGCTGGCCCCATCAAAATCCTTATTTAGCGTACAGTTTACCATTTCGATATATCATAACTTTCCCGTTAGGCATCATAATCTTGTCGCCATTGCTGTAGGAACCATTTGGATTGAATCTCTTTGCTTTATACTTGCTTTTATGCTCAATTTTTTTGCCATCTCTGTACGAGTAATCTCTGCCAGAACCACCCATATAACTGTCAGACTTACCCTTTATGTATTCGCCATACTTAGCTTCGAACTGCTTTACAGCTTCAGGGCTTCCTGTCTCTTTTATCTGTTCGTGGTATCCCGCAACCAGCTCGAGGGCTCTGGTGTTCGCGCTAATCTTCCCGAAAGCAGATAGTTTTTGATTGGCCTCTTTAAGAACCAATGACCCAAGCTTTTCTTTCTGCTTGCGAGCAGACTCGGCTCTGTTTTGCGAAGAGATACCCTCTCTTGATGCCCTGCTCTTAAGGTTCTCATCTTTAGCGAAACCTTGCCTTGCTCGAAGTGCCGCTCTTGCCTCTGAAAATCTCTTATCTTGTAGGGCAGCCTTAGCTTCTTCTTTCAGTCTTGTTAGCTCCACCTGAGCCTCGAGTTTATCAAGGTCCATCTGAGCATCAGATCTTACATTATCTTGAGCATATTGATTCCACTCTTCAGGGTTATTGATATCTAGCTTAGGAACTCTCGCTCTCGCTATCTCTTTCGCCCTGCGGATTATGAGGTCCTTAGCTCCCTGGCTGAGACTCTTCGGGCCACCATCAGGATATATCTCCTCAAATGCCTGATCGAAGTCTTCTTTTGTTTCTGCTGGAGTTGCGAGGTTTACCTTCTGCTGAAGGACTAGGTCTTCAAGCGGAGCCTGCCTTCTTTTCTGCTCCATATTAAATGCATTCATTCCGATCTTCTGATCTGATTCCATGGCCTGGTTAAGCATAGCTTCCTCTTCGTATGTACGCTTAGTCCCAGCTTCTCTGCCCTCAGTGTACCCTTTGGCCGCTTCTCCAGCGATTCCCCAGGCTCCAGTGTTTCCCTCTAAATCAAGAAAATCGAATAAACCCATTAGTAATTACTCCCATAACCCTTATAGAAAGCATCGTATGGACCCGAAGGAGAGTCCCCTAACCCAGCATAATAAGACCCATAGCTGGAGTTGGGGGACAACATACCACTTCTTTGGAAAGGTATCATCTGAACTGGTGCTACTGGCATGGTTGCTTTTGCAGGGCCGCCATACATGGAAGTTAGCCAGGCCCGATCTTCAGCCCTTCTTTGATCATAGGTTGATTTAGCATTGTTAGCATAATAAGCGTTTGCGCCAGCATTAACTATCTGACCCATGCCCTGCTGTACTCCTGCCTGACTTGCTAGCCGCGCATTGTACGCATCTTGAGCATACTGGTAAGCAGCCTGAGAATTACCCTGTTGTATATTGGCAGCCATAGCATCCTGGGTCTGTACTGCTGCCATCGCAGCCTGCTGTCTCTTAAGCTTCTCATCAATGAATGATTGAGCTACCCTGTTCTGACCTTCGATGGATGCAACAGCGCCAACGCTAGAACCAGCTAGACCTTGTTGTGCTAAAGCCCTGTTAACTTGATCTCGAACCTGATCCGAAGCCTGATCGTACATGCGAGAATCCGTATTGAACCCTGATTGAAGTATCATATCTAGGTACTTAGACCTGTCTGGAAGTGCTACTGGAGTTGGTGCCGATGGCTTTTTAGGCTTTTTCTGCAACGCTCCAATGACATAAGGCACTGCTGCTGCCGCAATGTATTGCCACATAATTATCTCCTATAGTAAATAATTCTCATTTAATCTTTGTTGAAGCATCCCGTAAGAGTTCTGAAGCCAATTCATAGCGTTCTGTTGATTGTATTCAACCGAAGGATCTATGTTCGGATAGGCTCCGTACCTAATGTCACCAAGACCGATACTCTGACGTTCCTTGGCTCTCTTAGCAAAGTCTTCATTCGCAAAGGCATTGGATATATTTTGAGCGGCTCCAGAAAATGTCTGATACTTCTCTGCACCAGCCTTAATAAGCTCCTCAAGGGAGAAGTTCTGTATTGCATAGTTTAAATCATCAAAATTATTAATGGTTCTTTCTTTTACAACATCATCCTTAAAGACAGGGTTGTCTTTCCTGACTCCCTCGGGGATGGCATAAGTCGATTTCCAATCACTGAAAGATTTCTTAATTGGATTCTGGTATTGATTTGTCTCAGTGCCCTTTTGTCTATAGGAGTTGAACCCGCCTGCGCTCTGGCTTACAAACGGATCGTTGGCCGCAGGATTCCAGTTAATGCCACCACTGTCATATCTACCCTTATAGCCAAGACCCTGATTTGTAAGTGGTCGTTCAGACCTGTAATCCGAAAGAGGGAGGTTCTGACTTAAGTTACCATTTAAGTATCCTGATCCATAACTTGACCCCTCTATATCGTAAACAGGACCACTCGATCTATTTTGGAACGCGCCATTCATAGACCCAAAAGGAGTAGCCTGGCCAGCGAAGGGCTGAGAGGGTACTGAATAGTCTGGGTATGATCTGGCACTCGCTCCCTGAGAAGGAATGTCTGGATAGCTCATTGGCTGAGTATTAGATGCTGGGCCGCCATAACCAAGATAACTCATAGTGTCCCCCTCATTACTGTTCTGGTGACTTCAGCACCGAACTTTTTAAAAGCCTTAACATGCTCATCAGGGCAAGAAAATGTTGCCTTACTAATGCCTATATGATCGGCGTCTTTCTTCAGTTCTTCAATGAGTTTCCCTGATATGCCGCGCTTTCTATACTTCGGATCTACATAGATGATGTCTATGTACATGCTTTCCAGCCTGCCATTCCAGCGGCCAGGCACACAGACCGCATGAAGGAATCCAATAAATCCCCGACCTCTTCTGGCCACATACCAAAGATGTCCTGGGTGAGCCAGCTCCTCAATCATTGCTTTAAAGTAGTACAGCTTAAGCTCGCGCCCATTAGGAGTATCTTCAAAGGCTCCCTCTTTTACTGCCGCTGCAAGGAGTGGGTAGACATCAATGGCATTAGAAGCCTTCGCTCTAACAACCTTAACACCCTTCATATCCTTCTTTTCTCCGGACTGTAGTTTAGTTGAAATCCCGCTATTGCTATCCTTGACGATGTTCTCAGTGTTTTCCGTACTGTTCTCCCTCGTTGTCTTCCCGATGGAAAGAGTCTGTTTAACTTCAAAGGCTGATCTGAAAAGTCAGTATCACCATCACCATATGCTTCAAATGATTTAGTCTCAACTAGAACGCCATCAACGTAGGTATCTTCTTCGATGTCTGCCGCTTCTTGTGAGCCATTTTGGATCTTAAGCTTCCAGTACGTTCTCTTAATCAGCTTGTTCCAGTTGTTATCCTGAGGTGTGATCTCAAGATCTTTGGTAGATATCTCTGACTCCATAAGAACCCCGAAGTCACCCACGCATGTTGCGCTCTCTGAGGGCTCTATATCTGTCCTGTAGATTCTTGGGGCATTATCAATATCATTGCCCTCGCAACAGTACCTATAATCTCCAACGTCATCATCTCGATCTTCAACAATACAAGCCTGGTTCCAATGGCCAATCATCGGTCCAACCCATGAAGACACACCCTTTTGTTCTATCAGTTTGTTCACATCTAGCCAGAACTCGACATTGTTAATGCCAGCCCCTAGATTATTTGGATCATAATCTTCATGGTAAAAAGATATCTTAACGTGCTTATCGTGGAATACAGCTTGAGCGTTTGAAAGATTTGCCTTCTTTAGGATTGGATAGATCTCTCTGCCAATAGGTGTAGGCTCTCCGTCACCACGAATTACATACACATCATCAACGTCAACGATAACCGTTCCCATTGTTGTATTAATAATACAGTCCTGGTTCACGCACCCTATCTTTGCAGACAGTACAACTTGCTTCACAGAAGGATCTAGAACTCCTCCAGTAGAGCTAGGTAGTCCGTTTAAAACGTACAGCTTGTTCTTTTTTGTAGTTAAAAGCTGAGAAATTGGACCCTCTTGACCAGTGCTGTTAGAGTAAATACCTATGCCCGTAATCTCCTCAGCATCATCCTTCACCGATATTGTCTGATAGATAGAATACCCTGGAATTGTAAATGCATTCGGATTCAAGGCTTGAGAAAAGTATGTGTTCTGCGCCGCTGAATTTTTACTTAAAGTAATCGGATCTATTGTTTCGTACCCGCCGCTAAGAAGTATGCTGCCCTGAAATTGGGAGATGTACTTAAAGATTGGTAGGGTTGCTGAGGGCTGAGGAAGGACTGCTATGCCAGTACCATCACCCACTAAGTTAATCGCAGCCCCACCAAGAGTTAGAGAGACTTTAAACGTATCATTCGTTTTATCTCGAACGAAGTAAATGGTTGCAGGAGTACCATCGTAAACGACTATTCCGGTGGTCGTATTGATTTCTGTGAAACGAACCATATCGCCATTTCTAAGTCTGTTGCTATTCAAATTCACAAGATCTGTAGATGCGGTGAACGTCACGTTTGCAGATCTTTCGTAGAAGTCTTGGATTACCGTTGCCGCCACATTCCCGTCTGTCTGAAAGTAATTGGTATTTGTTCTATGAAAATACCCAGGCGAGCCGAATGGGTTGTCTGGTATGTTTGCCACATCATAGCCATTTGTTAAAAATAGCATGTCTCCATTTTGCTCCAATGAATACTTAGAAGACTTGCCCATATTTGCAGCGTACTGTCTTCCGGCGACGTTATTGTAAATATAATATTCACACGCAAACGATGCGCCTGCAAAGTTGCTATCATTTACGTTCTTATTCCCCCTGCCACAAAAGACAGGGGCAACTGTTCCATCATCAGAAATTTTAGCCAGCATATCGTAGAGAGAAATATCTGCGAATCTAAATTGGTAGGTATAGTTATTATTTCCTTCAGCATATATATCTATGACGCCAGGATTTCCTGTTTCTGGAAGTTCTGTTATAGACAGCCCAGATGTTGTTACATTATTAAATATCTGGTAGGGCTGAAGAAGGTCTGGTGATTCGCCAATGGCTACTAAAAGAGTGATGCTTAATGCATCTATGCCAGGAATAGTGATGAGGCCAGTGTTCCCAGTTCCAGGAACGTAGACGGCTGTAACAGAAGAGTCACCAACTCTCAGTGAGTTCGGAGATCTATAGCAGCATCTCTGTGTGCCATCTGCCTGCATTTTTATGTGATGCGGAAGTATTGCAACGTAATACGTTTTCCCGCACTGTAAATTCCCACCAGTTTCGTCTCCAAACGGAGTTCCAACATAGGATCTTTTTGTAAATCCAACCTCTGTTCCAGTTGTAACAGTGCCACTTTGACCAAGCGGCACATTTCTCCAGTCGTGTGTTGCTGAAGCTACGCCAATTAAGTTTTTATAGCCGACCCACATTGCCTGATAAACTGGTGTAACAGTAGATCCGCAGTTTGTGTTTGAGTAGATCTCGTATCCGGTTATGTTCTCATTCATTTCTTGAGTTATTGTAACAACAAGCCTCTGATCTGTTGCTCCTGCATAACCAGAAACAGAACTCGCTGGAGTTCTATACCACTGCTCCCAGCCATAGCCGATAAATCTAACGTATAAGTCTGGGCCAGAGATGTAATTTAATGCGAACAGTCTATTCTTATTCCAATACCCAGAGGCGTCGTTTACAAATGAAATGGCAAATCCAGTTGGCAGGTCTGCAAGTAGGTATGGAGATGTTTCGTACATGCTGGTGCCAACTGGCCCACCGAAATCCAGGGTGTTATTTACTATAGTAAACTCTCCGGTAAGTGACTCGGCGAGGAACCTCATTACAATTCCACCACCATATGAACCAGAGGCAGTTGCGCCGGAGAGTCCATCTAGTGCTTGAAGCTCACCCTGTATTGCAACTCCAAGATCCGCAACATCCCATTCAATCGCACCAGTAATATCATCGCCAATCTGAATATAGAAAGACCCCGAGCTGGGAGTCGTATCAAATGCAAGGTTTAGTTCGTATATTAGTGGGTTAACATTCCGATCACATCTTATTGCCGCAATACGAACATTCTCACCATTAGACTTGTATAGCTTTTTTAACTTAAGAACTTTAGAAACATTCGGAGGGAAGGTGGCGAACTCTTCAGACCCTCCGCGTGTTTCCAAAACATTAAGTCTCTTCTCCCACAAGTTCTTTGCAGAGTGCAGGTTTGCAGGACTAAGCTTCTCGCGGTCAATATTCCTATTGATTCCCGAGAACGACTCTATTGGAAATGAGACTTCCTTTTCCTGCATTAGTAGATTCTCTTTCTAAAACTCTTGCCGTACTTCAGCTTTGAAGATCCAGCGCGTGAGTCTTTGTTATTCATCTTAGCTTTCATAATCTTATCCATGACATTTTGAAACGCCTCACCCTGTCTAGAGTCCTCGTTAAACTCAAATGCCATTGCCTTAATAAAATCAATAATGATGTGTGAGGATAGCTGCCACTTAACATTTTCTAAATCAGTAGTTGAATCTGTGTAGTCAGGAAGGACTGGTAGGTAGAAGTATTTTAGATCTAAAGAATAACCCGTTCCTGGGCCTGGAATTAAAAAGAACTTCCTTTGATCGTGATCTGCAAAGATCATCAGCGGAGTGCTGTTGGTCGCATTCGGATCTCTCTTGTTATCGTAAACCTCAACATCATTTGTAATCTGTATGTTCCTATAGGAACCATTCGGAGTATGTAGTATTGCTGACCTGGCTGCGCGGTAATCTTCCGGCATAGCCATTCCATTAGAAAGTGATTGCCCATCAAGAGTCTTGATGAGCCAATCAAAGTCTTGGTTAAGGTAGACATCTTCAAAGAAGAGATTCAACCAGAGTCGAGCTTGTGAAATTAGATCGGGCCTCGCTGCTAAGTCGAGTCCCGCTTCGATCAATTCTCCTCTAGTCATATTCAGCTTTGCCATGTCTTCCTCTTATTCTTTCGGTAGCTCTTTTGCTGCCTCAATTTCTTTTCTAGCGTGGTCTACATCTGCCTGAGTAGCTTCATTGGATTCTTTGAGCGCAATAATAAGATGTTCTTTTTCAACAACAAACTCCTTCTCGCTCATCTTGCCCTTAGTAACTAACTTAGTGAGAGCCTTAAGCTTGTTAGCGAAATGCTGCTCATTCTTTCCGATGATCTCTTCACCGCGATGTATAGTAAGTGAACGACCCTTAACAAACTTAAGAGCCTTGTTCTCAGCTTCCATTCGATCTTGGATCAAAGAGTAAGCAAAGCCCAGTCTTCTTGATACTGCAATTCTGTCGTCATCTGCATATATTGGCACAGCTATATGAATTTGCTCGCCTGTATGGTTTGTTGTTTTAGCTATGTCCATAGACATGATAGATTTTTTTTCAGGATCTATTCCTAGATCTTTCGGCCCTAGTGTGTGGAATGTCTCATCCGTTAATGGTAACATTGTTCCCCCTTATCTTAGTTTAATGTCGTCTACTTCTCTAACATTGATAGCCCCGTTCAACGCTCTATTAACTAGGTAGCTTTTGCTGGTAACAGAAAGAGCGTGCAAATCTGCTGACATCTTTTTGTTTGCAATAGAAGCTATATCTCTAGCTTGGTGTCTCGGTACTTTATGAACGCCTGGTTGTAATCTAACTCCAGCAATCTTAACGTGAACTGGAATTTCAATAGTAACCATGTCGTCATCTGACAGGCCTTTTGCCTCTTTAACTGGAGCCTTAACGACCACTTCTTCAGTAGTCTCAACAGCCTCTACTTTAACTGCTTTCTTTACTTTCTTCGCCATGTTGATCCCCTTGGATAAATAGGGGGAAGGATTATTCCCGCCCCCCAAGCTTTATTAATATGCGCTTACTACTTCGATACGTTCAAGGAATTCCTCGTTACAAATAACGGGCTTGAACATAACTTTCCAACCAGCTTTACGACGCTGTGCTAAAGGATCTGAATCCGAAGCTCCAGCAGGAGTAATGAAGGTTTGAAGGCTCATAAGCTCTGGTACTGCAAATGCCTCATCACCCATGATCCACACATTGTGTGCAATGATGGCTGTATTCGGATATGCAGGTGGAGTTGCTCCGCTTGATGGAACATCAGTCACTACTACTGACGCGCTTGGTAGGTTCAACGAGCTAGATAGTTTCAATGTAATTGCGGAGTCTCCGAAATAAACATTGTACTTAAAGCCCGATGTAGCTGGCATATCAATCGTTACCGATTCATCAGCAGCACCAGTCGCTTGAGTAATAACTTGTGTACTAGCTACCTCAAAGCCAGTGCTGTTAGAAACAGCAACAACTTGGTAGAAGTAAGAAGTTGAGTTAGCTAAGTTACCGCCATCAGCCGCGCCATCAGAAGTATCTGCTAGACGAGACATAGAAGGTAACAAGTTAGAACACATCCAACGAACACCCTGCCAAAGACCAATTTCACCATTTTGTAGTGCGCTGATATTTGAATATTGTGCTGCGTTTAGGAATGTGGCGTCTCCGATAACATCTTGTTCCACTGAAGGATCAAGAAGACCAGAGAAGTGACGGCCAGAAGATGGACGAGCACCTTGGTTTCGTAGGGCAGCCACAGCTTTTTTAATTACTGTAGATGACAATACTTCACCAGCTTGTAAAGTAACACGCGAAGTAGCTACGCCACCGTAGGATACGTTCGTGTTAGACAATAAAAGCTTGATGCACTCTCTATCAATAAGTTCTGAAGCCTGTTCACCTAAAAGCTCGATACCTTTTTGAAGGGATGGATGCTTCGCAGTAATAACAGCTACATCAGAAAGATTGATAAAATCTCCCCACTGATCCATCACAGCCGAAACTGTAGAGATGGACATCTGCGCGTTATCTGTAGGGGTTGCGCCCTCAGAAAGTGCAGAGTATGGAAGATCCAATTTCTCATAACGAGTGTATTGGAATGTTTTTGAAAATCGCTCAGGTAGTTTTTCTTTCTTACCCATACCGTAAACGATAACGTCTCTGTTAATTCGCTTTAGTGTCTGCGCCGAAATGTATGTTTGGGCGTTGGCACTGAAGCTACTTTGTAATTGTGCGCTCATTTAATACTCCTTAGAATGGGATATCACCCATTGTTTTTTCAAACGCCTCCAGCTCAGCATCACTAGCGTTGATAGACAATTCCCTTGGTGCGCGAACTGTCTGGTGCTCTGGAGCAAAGGCAGAATTAACTCCCTGTTGAGGAAGTGTGAAGCCAGGATTTTGTTGTTGATTACCCTGTGCGTTCATTCCGTTTTGCTGCGGAGCTTGCTGTTGATTTTGTTGCTGGTTTTGAGCTGCTTGCTGCCAATTACCCTGAGTCTGTTCTTGTGGGAACATCTCTTGAGGTTGTTGTTCAGTAGCTTGCTGCTTAACGGGAAGTCCTGTGTTCGGATCTACTAGTCCATTAAAGTATGGATCATAAACCGGAGTGGCTGTTTCCTGTTTGCCCTGCTCTGGAGCTGGCTTCTTGCCAGTTTCTTCAAAGTACACCATCTGTAGAGCTTGTTCTCGAGTAACCCACTTACCTTGTGATTGCATCTCCTGACGAAGCTGCTCAACCTTAGGTCTGAACTTAGACCATCGGTCTCCATTGTAAGTTTGCTGAAACCTAACTTCATCTTGAGAATCATAGAGTAAGCCTAAGCTATTCTTCAATTCTGCCTGAAGGGGTTCAACGTGTTTCTTGATAAACTTCTCAAGCTGTTGTGCTACTTCAGGTTTAAAACCATTTTCTTCCTCTTGCGGAGGCGTGTTCTGGTTTTGTCGCTGAGTCATAGCGTCGATGTGTCCACGGAGCTGCTGATTTTGCATCTCAATCTTCTTCATCTGTGCTTGAAGTTCTTCAAAACGGTGATCAGGTACAGCTTGTTGCTGACCTGGAGGCGTTTGAGGTTTAAATTGTTGGTTCATTCTGTTTCTCCTTGCACATATCGACAGTGCTGCGAAGTGTTTACGATCCCCACATAACGAGAGCAGAGTTATTAATTAAAAAATTCCTACCGACCAAGCTTTGCCCCCTCTGCCAGAGAGCAATACGATCAGTAGGGTTTAACGACTATTCCATTTCCCTAAGCAGATCCATTATGTTGTCAAAAGACTGGATCATTTCAGGGTCAATTTCTTCTCCACGCTTTTCTACAAGCTGAAGAGTGTCCTCTTGCGCTTCTTGTATCTTAGCTAGGATTGATTCTATTTCATCATTCATTATAAACCAGCCCTCTTAATAACTTCTTCCTGCCGCTTCTTCTTTAGTGAGTCTCCTGCCAAAACAACAGGCAGTTGGTTAATGCAGTAATTGATCCCCGCAACCATACCCTTGCCTTGAAATGTTTTGTTAGTGTCCATCTCAGGAAGGATGCTTAAAAAATAAGCTTCCTTGGCTCGAAGCAAGACTTCTCTATACTTCCTCCAAAGAGATGATGTGTGTAGCGCACGAAGTGTTTCGATGTCCTCTTGAGAGAGTTCGTTTATAACGTGATCGAAAAATTTAGATTCCATTTTCTACTCGCATTCCCCTGTTCATATCCCCTGGGTTTATAGCATCCGACATCGGTGCTCCCTGTGGCATCATTCCAGGTGTTCCTTTTGCTGACGGACCTTGCTGCTGTTGCCCTTGCTGCATGGCCGCCATTTGTTGTTGCATCATTTGGGCTGCCGCCTGTTTATTTTTCAATTGTTCTCTATGAGCGAGGTTGTGTCTAGTCCTCTCTGCCTTTGTATAAATATCTTTATCCATTAACTGCTGCTGCTCATGGTATCTGATGTGTAATTCATCATCATCTGACTCATTAACCTCAATCTTACCGCCAAGCTTAAGGATCTTTTCCTCAAGGGATGGTGGTGTAGAAGCCTTCATCTTGCTGGTTTCTATTATGTTCTCGATGTCCTTAATGTTGAATCCATCGCGCATGATTTTAATGATTAAGTTCTCCCACTGAAGACTGATCTTGCTTTGTGCTTCTGGTGGTAGAGTCGGGTATAGTTTAAGGAAGTTTAAGATCTGCTGAGTCCTGATAGCTACGTTCTCTATCTGGAGAGCTCCAATCCACTTAAACCTATACTGGCCAACGACTTCATTGGCAGTAACATATCTCTCTAGGTAGGTGTTTGCGTACCTGCCAGTGATCTTTATCACCTCATCATCCTTTATGTTTTGTTGGATCAATAGGTGTGTTTTGTAGGCCAGAGAATTTAAAGCGTCTTCGCAAGCAAAGTCGATGAACGTGAATAAATCTGTTTGCCATTCGTTAATCGCCATTTGCGCTTGTCCGGTGCTACGAGCCTTACCAGCGATAGGATCTGGAAGTTGAGGCTGATTGTCGGAAAGTTCTGAAATCATGTTCCTGAGGGCTCCTGCGGCCTGGAAACCACTAGTGCTCAGATCTGGGAACTCCAATTGTTTTACGGCGTTCGGATCTGCCCACCAAACTGCATTCGGTTCGATCTCAAAAGAATCTGAGTTCGGGGCGTAGGCAGGGTTGATGATTGTAATGTTGTTAAGTCTAAGAGTATTTGAATCCATTGTCTGGTTCATTGTGTCGTCTAGCTGATGCTGTAGTGAAGACGCTGCCTCAGGTAATCCTCTTCCATAGTATTCTCCAGGCAGGGGCGTTATGAATCTAAAGAAGTCGTAGGGGATTTGCTGATGCCAATATGGGTTTCTTTGTACTCTCGTAACGTATGCTCCATTAATAATCTCAACAACACATGACACTGGATAGTCATTGCCTGGAAGAACCAGCTTGCACCAGATCTCTACCATTTCAAAATATTCATCACCATCCAGAGCTAGGAATAAACCTGAGTCACCAAACTGTAATAGTCTCTCCTCGGCTTTGTAATCAGATGTGTCTCTTTTTTTGCCTGTGTCTTTGAACTCATCAAAGCCCTCACACATTCCATCTGCTGCCTTTTTCTTAAGCGCATGTTTTCTAACTTTAGTTTTCCAGAAAACCATTTCAATATCTTCGGATCTTGCAGCGTTGTGTGGGTAGACATAGGTATTAAAAATATCTTCAGAGCGAACTTTTGGTCCGTTATAAAGTGTTACCATTTCACTAACATCTCTAGAGTTAAACTCTATTATTCCAGAAGCGTTAACCTTAGGATCGCGCTTTTTAAACATCATTTCATTTTCTTCTTTATGCCAGAAGGATCTGATAGGGCTTGTTCCGAATGTAACACCTTGTTTAATCCAAGGCATTGCAACAGTTTTAAACTTGATGATGTTATCAAAATAGTGACGGACTAACTGCATGTTTACTTCAGCTAAATCAGTGTACTGAAAACTTGTTGGCTCTGCCTTTAGGTAATCTTCAGGCAACATCCCTTTGTAAATTCGGCGGGACATTGTTTCGATTTCTTTTCTTAACTGAGGGATCTGTAAGTCAGCCATCCCGTTATAGTTCTTATCTGCTCCAGTGCGATCTACTGACCAGGCACGATAAGACTCTTGCCAAACTTCTTCTCGCTCTCTTCTTTGAGATTCGAGTTCTTTTAATATCGACGGTAAGTTAATACCCAACGAGGCAGAAAATTCTTTATCTTTAGCCCAGTTATAGTCGAGGGGTCGTTTAGCCATTATGTCTCCCGTATCCTGTAAATCGGTTTTTAAGGACGTTCCTTGATTGTCTAGCTACCTTAGACTGGGTTATTGCGTTTGCAACTGCATCTGCTTGCTTATGATGATGACTAATGTAGCGTGAAGAGTCCATCACATGTTCATAATACCCATCTTTCTTAGGTCTTCCGTCCAAGTCTCTGATGTATTTTCCAAAGAATCCAGCTCTATGTATGGTGCATGAGGGGTCAATAGTATGTTTTGGCACCCCTTCTATCAATGTTGAGAACTCTTTCTTCATTTGACGGATGCCTTCTTCAACATATTCCCTAGATCCACGCTCACCAATGGCATGAATCCCAAATTCTCTGAGTGTTTCAAAGCAAGTACCCTTACCATTCTGTGCTTTATCGTGACCTCGGGGATCTCCGAAGTCAAATACAGGCATATCTGGGGGGAAAAGCAAGTTGGTTCTGTGCAAAACCTTAGGTGCGAAGTCGATTAAGTCCTCTTTATCGCCCAACATTTCATGTTTGGTATTCATTCTTCCTAGTTTATCCACCACCCTAAAGGATATGGCAGGGTGATTGAACCCAAAATCCCACCCTCTTAGTAGGATCATGCCTATTTCTAGGTCAACTTTCCTCAGGTGAAGGTCAGGTCTAAGCATCTTAGAGAAGACTGGCTCCCCTCTTTGAAGGGTTCCCCAGTTACCATTGATGTACCTGTCGATCTCATCGGCCGTCATGCCAACAGTAACCTGATCTATATACCCTTCTGGTAGGTTTTCTATATTATCGTAGGTAGAAAAGTGGATAACTTCACACCCACCAACAGCATCCCAGGCAGCCTTGTTCTGAACGAACTGGTCATATATCCAATGTTCTTCATCAACTGGGTTCAATACTAATATCAATCTTAGGGGCCAATCTCCCTTTTCCCTGATCCGTTCGTTCAGCCTACGGAACTCCTCAATCGTAAACTCCTCAGCCTCCTCCATAACTACCAGGGCGTAGTTGGTAGACTTAGCTTTAGTAGCCTCATCTAGTCCACGGAAGTTCATATAGGAATCACCCAAGAAATTAAAGGTATCTTCCCTATACTTATATTTACCCAGGATTGGGTCCACATGTTTCATAAATTCTTTTAGGGTGGAATCTCGCAAAGCAGGCATGGTCTTACGATACATAGCCATTGGCATCTTCGGCCATTGGATAGCAGACTGCTCAATCTCTTTAACTACGGCAAAGCTCTTACCAGAACCTAGACCACCAACGCACACGATAATCCTAGCGTCAGAAGAATGTAGCTTCATGGCAGGCGCAGTAGGTTTGTAGTTTGAGATGACTGTTTCCATATTCTCCTAGCTTATAGCTATCCCTATTGCCAAAAAGATTAAGGCCACCACAACCAACGATAGTAGTAGTGGCCCATCATATCTCCAGTCAAACCCAGGCATCATTTGGTCACCAGCCCAGGGGAGTATTTCTTAGAAGGTAAGACCCGCCCACAATCACCACGAAAGCTATCGCTATGAATACGAGCATGGGGTAAGTAATGCTAGGCACTACTTCTTAATCTTCTTTGCAGCTTTCTTCGCTTTCGCTGGCCTTGCTACTTTCTTTGCCTTTTTTGACTTTGTTACCTTTTTTGCTTTTACTTTTGATTTGGCCATCTTGTG